TCACTTTCTCAATGTTTACGGGGGATACAGAGCGAAAGTTTTTTTTGAAGTTAATCTATATGTGTATGGATTGGGGGGAATGGTTGGGTAGTTATACCTCTCATCTCTTGTTCTCACTACGTTAGAGACGATTTAAGAGCATTTCGGCGTGTATGTATAGTAAAGCCACCCTTTTGGTATGCGTGTCATTACAAGGGCAGAAATTAGGTATCTGCGTGGGAGCAAAAACGACATTTAGTTTTGGTATGCGTGCATAATGTTTGACCACCCCCTTCGAGAGATTCGGTTTCGGATTATGGAACGTGCGTGCGTACTATATATATAACCCCCACCCTTTTTATATCTCATAGAAATTTTATAAATTGCAATAAAATATAATTATGCCTACACCTGTTAAAAAAAATCAAGAAAAATATAACGATCTAGCTGATAGATTAGCTGACGCTTTAGTTAGTCAAGACCCTGAGTCTTTAAAGCTGTGGAGAAACAGTGGAGATAAAACATATCAGATGACAGGACCTACCTTTGTTAAGAGACATCCTGAATTAGCTAAAGAATATGGAATAACAGGTAAAGGGCAAAGGTTGGTTTTAAATAGTTCTTCAGCTCCATCATTAACTCCAAAAAAAGTATCATCAGTATCTGGCCTTCAACCTAAAGTATCTCCCATAAAGAAAGCTAAGAAGCCCGTAGAGAAAAAGAAAGAAAGTTTTTGGGCCTTTCATAATGATGGTCCTCATTTCTCTTCTAAAAAAGAGTTAGAAGCGTGGGGTCGTAAAGAGGATTATTATGTAGATGGTCAACCCCCTAGAGTATTTGAGTACCAAAAAAACGATAAAGGTCTTCTAAGACTAAAAAATGATCCTGGTTACGGCAAAGCTAAATATAAGATGAAAAGATCTATTGAAAAAATGTAAACCCCCACCCCTTTTACATCTCACAAAAAATTTATACCTTGCAGAAAAATAATGTAATTATGCCTACACCTATTAAGAAAAAACGAAAGAAGCATATACAAAACTTAAAAAGAAATAAGTCAGGAAGAGATGCTACCGTTAAAGTAGAGTTTTATCCTGACGAGCCTCAGAGAAATGGGGACAGAAATAAGATTGTTCACTATGCAGCTCCAGCGATAACATTTAAAGGTAATGAAAAGGCTAGACCTCAAAGCTTCAATGAGGCTAAAAAAGCAGGAGAGCTTTACGAATTTAAAAGACGCAAAAAAGCAGAGAAGTTTGCTGCAGGGTCTTGGAAGAAAGGTAAAGACAGAAAAGAAGCTATGAAAGCTTACAGAGCCAAAAAAAGGCAAGAAAGAAAAAACAAGTAACTACTCCTTCGCTTGACTAATCTCAAGCTCCTTCACTACAGTTTTTATGTAGTCCATATCTTTTTGTAGGTAGTGTATCTTCAGATCTTGTTTCGCATCATCTGGTAGTGCACCCATCTCACCACGAGGCCACTTTATCCTAAACTCTTCGTTAAGATGTACAGCGTCTTGCATTCTAACTACGTCTAGTTGCAGTTGAGAGATAGATGCTGTAAGGGTAAACCATATTCCAGCGAGGGAAACTATCCCTACAACGATCCCTACGAGTGTTTTTAGATCTAGTTTTACTTTCGACTCTTCCCCGATATTCATTTCATTTTCCATAATAATATTATTTTGTTCCAAATTTACAAAAATTAATTTTTATATTGCGGAAACCATTTAAATTCAAGATGAGTAAACTTACTAAAGCGACTAAGGTAAAAAAGTCCCAGTTAGGGATGAATCCTTCAACGGCTTCCAACAGACTTAATAAACAACTCCTATATACATTTGCTAAGAAGTTAGATATGCACTGGTGCTTTCACTGTGGTGCAAAAATCTTTGGTGTAGAAGATATGAGTATAGAACACAAAATCCCCTGGTTACATTCAGAGGATCCTGTGTCGTTATACTTTGATATTGAGAATATAGCCTTCTCTCATAAGTCTTGCAACTACAGTGCAGCACGAAAGTTAAATAAGCAAGAGTGCCCATCAGTGGGTTCTTACAATAGGGGCTGCAGGTGTGACGGTTGCAAGAAGGCACAGTCTGATTATAGAAAAGGCCTTAGAGCTAGGAATTCTTAAACTTCTGTACCGTAAGTCATGTGTTCTACAACTGTACCACTAACTGTAGCGTAAGCTTTAAGAGTCACTCCACTTGTTACGGGAATCATCGCAAACCCACCACCAGGAATATAGAATAAATCTGGATCGTCTGAAGAGGTATCAGCAAATACGGACACGTAGTTTGTAGTCACGTTACTTGTGTTTTTAATGTACAAATAGTTAGGTGACGTATAAGAGCTAGCTGTGTATAAGGTTACCTGTCCAGAAGCTGTTGCTTTAGCCGTAGAGGTGATTGTTGATCTAGCTACACCTGTTGTGTTTGTTGCTGTTGAAGAACTAGTAACACTTATATTCAGGGGCTGAGATAATAAGTTCGCACTAGTTATTGTTAGTTTTTTAGTTACTGTTGCCATTTTTGTTTATTGTTTAAATTATTGTTTACAAATATATAAAATTTATTTTATTGTTTAGGGTTATAAAGAGTTTGTCCAATCTAAATTTAAAACCATTGTTGCTATACTATCTCCTGATACTGAAGAGGGGTCAAAACTAACCATAATTACTTGCCCTGCAGTAAAAGTATTTAAGTTTGAAGAGTATTGACCATCAAAGCTAAGAAACTTGTAAGGTGTATCATCCTGACTCATGTTTATCGTATCACTTTTACCACTACCAGGGTTGAAAGTAGGCACTTCTGTATTAGTAGACGCAAAGTGTAAAGCTACGTCAGAGTATCCACAAAAATTTTCAGACCTAACTATTACTGACTCTACACTACCATTACAAGGAGCAATCCACCCTCCGTATTCTAAGTACCCATTAGTTGATGTTGAGTCAAAAGTACCACCATAACCGAATGGTAAATATTGCCTAGAAGCTGTAGAGCCTACCCACCCACAGTTTAGTATCATTTTTGAAGAGTTTTTATGATTAAGCTCTGTATTAGAAAATCTTCTAAGCTCGTCAAGTTCTTCAGACATCTGCTGCATTTGATAAAGCACGCACCCTAAAGTTTCAAAAGCATCTTCATCTTCTAAGTATTCGTTGTTACTAAACTTAGCTTGCATTCTATTTAGCTTAGTAGAGTCTACTTTGTCAGAGTCGCTTCCTGTAGTCGAATATATTCTGCTATGTTTTTTATCTGCTAGTGCCATTACGTTGTCATATCAAATTCAAATACTACTGTTATTGTTGTTCCATTTACTGCTGCTGAAGGAGTTCTTCTTATCGCTATAGCTTCGCCTTTAGAAAACGTCCAGTCAGTATTGCAATCTCCATTACCTTTTTGTGTAGACGTAAAACTTAAGTCTGTACCTCTTTGGTCTGCAACAGGATCGCTATCGTCTCCATCTATATACATTTCAAATAAATCAGTTCTACTTGTTGTAGTTTGATTAAATACAGCTATCCTAACTACTCTACCGTCAAAAGGCATTACTTGCATTAAGTGGTAAGATGTAGCAGTTAAACCTGTACTATCAGATGTTGTAGCACCAGACATAGGTATAAAGTGAGCACTTGTACCTGAGTAGTGGTAAGCGTAACTGTGTATATTCTTTTGTTTGTTTATAGTAACTATTTCTTTACCTTCTATAGATGCTGTACCTGCTGCAGTTCTAGCTATGGTCGTATCAGACGCGTGCCCAAGCTCTATGTTAGTTGTAATGTTTAAGTTACCAGCTACAGTAGTTAAAGAGCTAGAGCCATTAGCTATGGTAACATCTATCTCGTCTTCGGCATCTCCATCTTCAATTGTAATTCCTGTTTGCATCTCACCATCATGAGTTGCTACTTGAAGTTTTATTTTACCTCCTTCAGTTGTTGAGCCTGACTCTTCAGAGCTCCCTACTATTTGTGCGTATGTTTGATCATTGTCTGCAGAATCTTTAGCTATAAATCTAACCATACCTATATCTGCATTATCTACCAATGTGTCTTCTCGATAAAAATCTAATAAAGGAGGGCCGTATATAACATTTTGTCCTGTTTGATGTAGTGTAATATGAGGATCCCCTAAAGCACCTCCATATACGGTAAACTCTCCATTCTCATCTAATGCAGCTATAGTATCACTAGCATTATCTTTCCAGGTAAACGTTTGACTTGATTCATTAGCATCAGAATCTATTCTAAATACCATGCTACCTACAGAAGTAATTTCTGCATCGTTACCAATAGATAAGTCTCCGCTCACAGTAAGATCTCCAGTAATTTCTACAGTATCTCCTATTTGTATATTACCTGTATCATTATATATAACAAGGTTACTTCCATTTGCTTGTATAGAGCTATCAAAATCTGCTGCGGCTACACCACTACCAAAAACTAATTTAGCTGCATCTGAAAATTTTAAAAAGTCATTAGACGCATTCCAAAACATATTAGCACTAGCAGTATGTCCATACACAAGCAAGTCATGCCCCTCATCATTTGCTCCTATAGTAACGTCTCCATCTATAGTCTGATTTCCTGCGGCAAGAGCAGTAGCAGTAGCAGCATTACCCGTACAAGATCCTGATGATCCTGAAGTGTTACCAGTTACGTTTCCTGTTACACTAGCATTCAGCGTATTAGTTACTGTTGTATTACCTGAGCTGTCAAAAGTTATACAAACTGTACCGTCATCATCTTTAATGTCGTTACCTTTTACAGTAAGATCTCCGTCTATAGATAAATTTCCTGTGCTGTCTAATGTAGCTATTTCAGCATTAGGCTGTACTCCTGTTCCAGAACCTTGAGGCACTCCTGCTTCAAATATTATATCTCCACTAGCACCATTACCTGTACCTTGCCCTGATCGTAATTTTAAATTACCTCCAGTTAAATTTGTTCCACCAGTAGCCCTACCTGATTGTATAGAAAAATCACCTCCATTTGTAGCTGCTCCATTATTTCTGGTTATAGAAGCTTCTCCTGCGTCAGACTCTCCGATAGACAATATTTCTCCAGAGTAAGTAAGTTTAGACTGTGCAGTAATAGCACTAGTTCCGTTACCTGTTAAGATAGATGTTGAAGCCAAACTTGTTGCTCCAGTACCACCCTTAGATACAGGAACTGTATCAGAAAGAGTAGATCCTGCTGCTGTTACTGTTATGGGTGCAGTACCATTAAAATCAACTCCATTAATTGCTCTAGCAGTTTCTAGTGCTGTAGCTGTAGCTGCGTTTCCAGTAGTGTCTTGATTAAGGGTTCCTACCGTAAAATCTAAAGTTCCATCACCGTCTTGATAAGCAACTGTAATGCCAGACTCTGTATTGCTTGTTACCATAGCACCTACTAAGTCTTGAATGTCTTCGTCGGTATGACCGCCATTAGCACTAAGTTCTATTTCTGAAACCTCATTACTTTTGTAGTACAGTTTACCGTCAGCAGATTTAGTGTATATAACACCTCCCTTACCATCCGCAGGGGTTCCTGGGGCAGCAGAGCTTTCGTTAGTTCTAAGTGCGTCTGCTTTTATGTCTCCATAAAAATCAAAAAGGCTACGTCCTAGTAGCCCTTTCTTAAACACCTTCATTACCCTAGCTCCGTAATCAGTGACTACCTCACCTATGCTATTAATTAGGGATGATTTCATTTATATTACTTTTTCTTCTTTAAAGCTTTTACAGTTTTCATGTAACCCATTTTAGGCTTTTTTGTAGCTTTTTCTGCTGCACCTTCTGCTGCACCTTTTAATAAAGCTTTTACAGTTTTCTTGTAACCCATTTTAGGTTTTCCTGTAGCTCGTTCTGCTGCACCTTCTACTGCACCTTTTAATAAAGCTTTTACAGTTTTTTTCTTAGGAGGATCTCCAACTTTACCTCCGTTTTTCATTTTTTTTACGCTTTTCATTTCTTCTTTTGTTTTAGTGCTGTACTTTTTACCCTGCCAAGTAAACTCGTCTTTACCGTAACGCTTCGCAGCTTTGAAAGCAGTACCGAAGTCAGATGAAAGACCACCTTTAGCAACGTTACCACCCATATCTCCTAGGTATGTTTGTCTTTCTTCATCCCACACGTAAGTAACACCATTTTCGGTGTATCGTTTAGGCTTACCACCTAACTTACCACCATTTTGAGCGTAACCCATTTTATTCCTTACTCCTGTAGGAAGTTTAGATAAACCTTTGTTATCTTTTGGAACTGACTTAAGAGAAGATCCTTTTTCAGCCTTCTTTACAGCTTTAACCTTTTTCTTTGTACCGTCTTTCATTGTTCTAATATAAGTTTCGCCAGGCTTGGCTGCAGCAGCAGCTTTTCTATTGGCTATTGTTATTTCGTTTTGTTTAGATATAGATTTTTTCTTCTTAATATCAGCTTTAACTGCTTTTACCTTAGCAGCCTTATCTACAGGGGTAGATACCTTGTAGGAAACACTAGAGGTAGATTTTTGATTTTGAGCCCTTCGGGCTTTAGCAGCTTCAACTCTTTGTAGCCTTTCTTCACTAGACATCTTTCGATACTTTCGAGCTTGTCGTCTAGCAGCTCTTTTCCTCATTCTTATTGGACTTGCCATATTATATTTCTTCGGTCCCCTCAAGGACATTATAAAATTTATTTATCAACCTTCTAGTCTTGCTAGTAACCCTATATTTATTGGGCTTGTGAGAGTTCCAAGCTCTCTTCTCAAAGCAAAACACGTAATCTTTTTTTACCAGCTCAGGAAACTTAGTATCGTTAAAGTCTTTACTGACAAACATACTTTCCCTTATGTATCTTTTTGTAAACGAGCCGTTTTCGTCGTTTATAAACAACAAGAACATAAGTTGGTTGTCTGAGAGATTATGCTTCCTTTTGAAGGAGTATATAGTATCTCCTACATATTTAAGGTAATTTCTCATTTTCTTAGATTAAATTATTACAAAGGTAACATTTTTATGGTAATTAAAAAATTATTGCTACATTTGCATATAACAATTTTTTAAAAAATACAATAATATTATGGCTTTATCAGGAACAAAATACGAAATGGCTCAACTTGGCCAGTTTGGATCTATATTTTGCGACACCGCAGGAGACGTAACTCCTCCAGCAGACTTTATAATATGTGCTATATTTTTTTTAGCTGATACAAACATTACAAAGTTAACTGCAGAAAATACTACAGACGGAAAAAGAATGTTTCCTAGTACCGCATATTCTGCTCACGAAGATGCAAATGGAATTGAAGGTAGTGGTGGAGACACTATTGCTTCAGGTCAAGAATTCCCTAAAGGTTCTACTATCTACGGAAGGTGGACAGAGCTAGCGATTACTGCTGACGCTGCCGCAGGTGTTATAGCATATCTAGCACCTAAACACTAAAATAATGAATATCTTTAAAGACGATAACGACTGGAATGAGAAGGCTATTGTAGGCTTTGTAGCTTTTGCTATTATGTGCCTTATAATGATAGCTGACCTAACAGTGGTATGGTTTGGTAAAGACTTTATGATAAACGAGCACGTATACGACTCCTTCGTTTGGGTTGTGTTGGGCTCGTTTGGTATTTCTGGGGTAGAAAAATTTTCAAAGAAATAATGGGGGGAGCTAATTGTACTTGTAAAGCTGTAAAGCGAAAGAAGAAAAGTAAGAAGGTGAAGACCATGAAAAAAGGTGGATCTATAAAAGATGCCTGCTACCACAAGGTAAAAGCAAGTTACAAAGTATTCCCTAGTGCTTACGCTTCTGGAGCTATAGCTAAGTGTAGAAAGAAAAGAGGATAGTAGTGGCAGTTAGAAAGACACAAGCAGGACTGAATCTTAAACGATGGTTTAAGGAAAAGTGGAAAGACGAGAAAGGAAACGTTTGTGGCTCTTCTAAGAATAAGGCTATTAAAAAGTGTAGGCCTACTAAAAAAGTTTCTTCTAAAACTCCTGTAACGTGGAAAGGCGTTGGACCTAGAAAGTCTGCAGTAGTAGCTCAGAAAAAATCTGTAGGCATGGGAAGAAAAACAAAGGCAATACGCAAAAGTAAAAAGTAATGGCTAAAGCGATACGAAAAACAACAACAGGTAAAGGTGCTAATTACAGACCTACAAAGTCTGGAGCTGGTATGACTAAGAAAGGAGTCGCTGCTTACAGGCGTGCAAATCCTGGTAGTAAACTTAAAACAGCCGTAACAGAAAATAAACCTACAGGAAAAAGAGCAGGAAGAAGAAAATCCTACTGTGCTAGATCTTTAGGTCAGTTAAAAAGAAGTAGTCAGAAGACTCAGAACGATCCTAACTCAAGGATACGCCAAGCAAGGCGAAGATGGAAATGCTAAGAAAAAAATGTAATAATGGGAATAAAGATTAATGAAAGTACAAGCATAAGCTTTGATATTAAAAGTTTGAGTGTAATAGCAATAGGCTTATCCATCATAATAGGAATGTGGTTTACACTACAGAACGATATAGCTGAGGCTAAAGAGTTACCTAAACCTTTAGACCCTGTAATAACAAGGATGGAGTTCGACATGAAGGATCAACTTATTAGGCAGACTATTATGTCTACCCAGGAAGATGTTCAAGAAATTAAAGATGATATTAAACTCATTAAAGAAAAATTATATGAGTAGGATTCTTTTTTTTATATTGTTTTTAACCCCTTTAACTTTAAAGGGTCAATCTTCTATAGGTGTTGACAACTTTGACTGGGAAATAAGAAGAGGGATAGTAGCAGTAGAGTTTTGGGCAGGATGGAATAGAGGAAACGAAATACTGTTTATGCACGAGCTAAAAAACTGTAGAGCTTATAGACACATAATAAGAAGGGACGCATCTTTACTGGAAAGGTATAAAATAACCTCAGCACCTACCATTATAATATTTAAAAACGGTGAGGAAGAGTATAGGTTTGCACCTAACATAATGCTTAAAGTAACAGCAACAAAAAATCAAGTACAATCAGCAATAAACGAACTTTAATTAAACTAAAATGAAGCTAAGTAATAACTTTTCTCTATCAGAAGTAACTCGCAGTAGTACTGCTAAAAGAATAGGTATAGACAATGCACCGAATAAAGAACATCTTAACAACATTCAGGCTCTTATTAGAAAAATCGTGCAGCCTTTGCGAGATGCTATCGGTCCTATTCGCATTAGCTCTGGTTATCGTAGCCCTGAACTCAATCGTGCCATTGGTGGTAGTAACAAAAGCCAGCATTGTAAAGGTGAAGCTTTGGATCTGCAGTTTTGGGAAGGAGGAGAAATGAATAATAAGAAAATTTACGACTGGATACTATCTAGTGGTATAGACTTTGATCAAATGATTAACGAGTTTGACTACTCTTGGATACACATATCTTTTAACGAGTTTAAAAACAGAAAGCAGGTCCTTGAGGCTTACAAAGACGAAGACGGAGATACTAGATATAAATACGCTGAAGTGTAATGAGTAAGTTACTAGACATATTAGGTGGAGGTGTGGTAAAGCAGGTTGGTGATGTTTTAGATAAGCTAACAACAACCAAAGAAGAAAAGCTTGCTGCACAACAGAAGATAGAAGAGGTTTTATTGAAGGCAGAAAGCCAAGCTCAAGAGCAAGTTACTAAGCGTTGGGAGGCTGATATGAAGTCTGACAACTGGCTATCTAAAAACATTCGTCCTTTAATCTGCATATTCTTAACTGTAATTTTTGTAGTTTTGTCAATGTTTGATGGCAACGTAGGAGGATTTATTATTCAAGAAACGTACGTTCCAATATATCAGACGTTATTAATAACAGTATACGGGGCTTACTTTGCAGGTAGGTCTATCGAGAAAATAAAAAAGAAGTAAACAATGAGCTCATTAAAAGGTAAAACAATATCAAGGACATATCAGAAGTTAATTCAGTCTGATAACGAAATAACTGATGGTACTTTAAAGCAGGTTAGTACAGGTAATGGAACGCCTACAGCTATGAAACTCTCTACCAACAAAGCTGAGTTTCAGCAATTAGGTGTTGGTACTGATGGTATAACTCCAGATGGTTTACTTCACGTATTATCTGTAAGTGCAGGGGCTGTAACGGCTAGTTCTTTTGCTAACCAGTTAACTTTAGAAAACTCTGGAGACGCAGGTCTTTCTATACTTTCTGGAGCTTCTAGTTTTGGTCATATATATTTTGGTGATGCTAACGACAACGACGTAGGTGGTATATCTTACGATCACTCTAACGACGCAATGAATTTTACCGTCGATGGGTCTCAGTCTATGAATCTTGATAAGTCAGGAAACTTAACTATTGGAGGTGTGTTATCTCAATCAGAAGATAGATATTTTCTTGACGAGTACTTTCATAGCCTTCCCTACAAAGATGTTCAACAAGCAGAAGTAACTCAAGGAACTAGTGCTACGGAAGCTGTATCTAGTTCAACTAAAATGACTAGAATTACTACTTACGCTAACGATTTGGCTGCGTCAGACTCTCAAGAGTTTACGTTTAATAATACAATGATACATCCTAACTCTCATGTTTTAGCTTACATTATAAATAGTAGTGGTGCCATTGCAGATAACGCTATGGTAAACGTCATGGTTCATGATGTTGCTAATGGTTCGTGTAAAATTAGGGTAGCTACAAACGCAGTAGATATTGCGTCTCAAACTTTTGAAATAGAAGTTGTGGTAGACCCTCATATACAAGCAAACTTTCACTGGTCTTTAGATGGTACAAATGCTGCTGAAAACTTTATTACTTACGCTGGTTCTCAACCAGGTTTAAGAGTTGTAACTAATGGTTCTGATAACGATCAAGTCATACTTCATCCTAAGATTTCTTCCCAAGGAAATGGCACTGATCTGTTAAATGTTACGCCTTGGAGAAACGTTCTTTTTAGCCCTGAGTTTGAAACAGAACTTAACATAGCAATATCAACTCATAGTGACATTGCTAACCAAGCTATTTGGGCTGGTATGAAGCTATCAAATACTGGTACTTACGCTACTGACGTTGATCAGGCTTATTTTTTATACGCTACAGATGACGATTTAGGAGCTTTAACGACAAATGGGAACCTTCACTTCGTGTATAGTGTTGCTGGCGTTGATTACGTAACAGATTTAGGTATCGCAGTTGCTGTTAGTACTGTATATAGATTAAGAATAGTTTTTGATGACAACGCAAAAATTAGTGTTTTTGTAAACGGTGTTCAGTACGGTTTAACTCACACTCCTACAACTACAACTGCAGGTGGAGTAACACAACCAATAACGACTTCTAAGTCTTTAGCTACTACTTCTAATGCGTCTTTAATACCAGTTGTAGGTTCGCAAAATTTATCGGGCTCTGCTAGATATCTTTATTGTCACTTTATAAAAATATCAAGAACGTTAGCATAATTAAATTAAACTAAATGGAATCAATTAACCCTATTATTAGAAAGATAACTATAGGGGACTTAAAGCAAGGTCTTACCTATCAGGTAGGCCAGAGAATGCTAGGAGGGTCCCTTAGAGTTACAGCCATCATTCAAGATGAGGCAGCGTGGTACAAACATCAACAAGTAGTGTACGACGTATACGTGAAGAAAGAGACTGAAGAGTTTTCTAGACCCTGGAAGAGGTTTTTCTCTCAGCCTACAGCGATAGAGTACAACACAGACAATCTAGAAGAGTACGAGGTAAAGTAAATTTAAAGACAAAGACATGAGGCCAATTAAAGATAGCTACTGGATAGAGGTAGAAAAAGAAACAGAAGATACCATTACGTTAAACGGAAAAGAGTTGTATAGAGATACTTCTTACGACCCTATGAAGTTAGCGAGACAGTATGGTACGGTTTACAGGGCTCCGATTCACGATACTAAAGATTCGGGAATACAGGAAGGCGATAAAGTATGGTTTCACCATTTTATAGCTACACCTGTAAATCTTGTTAAGCACGCAGACAAAAAGAATATATATCAGGCTAGTATGGAGCAGATATACTTAATAAAAAGGAATGACGAGTATATTCCTGTAGGTGTATGGAACTTTATGAAGCAGGAAATGAAAGATCCAGAAAAATCAGATTCTGGTATATTTTTAGGGTCAGAAGCTCAAGAAGTAGACTTGCATGGTGAAGCCGTTATTATTAACGAGTGGATGAAGGAGCAAGGCGTAGAGGAAGGAGATAGAGTAATGTGGAGCGAGAACTCTGAGTACGATATGGATATAGACGGAAGAAAACTTCTTCGTATGCGTAACTTTGATGTTCTTTGCAAGTATGAAGGATGATAATAAAAACTACGCTCTTGAAACTTTAGAGAAGCTAATAGAGGCTAGTAAAGGAGCTGTTGATCTTTTAATAGAAGAGATTGGCAAGCCTTTAGTAGAGGAAGACGATGCTAGGCGAAGACAGGCGATAAAAGCTAAACGAGAATGCTTTGAGGATTGTCAAGAAATTCTTTTAGGTATTAAGAACCTTGAAGATAGAATTAAAGAGGGCGAGTCCCTTATAGAAGATAAGAAAGACTTTAAAGGGTCTTTTGCTGAGAGGTATGCAAAAAAGTGATAAAGTATATTTAATTGAAGGCAGTGAGGGTGAGGCTTTAGAGTTTGACAACTTAAAGATCGTACTACCTAAAAAGCCTAGATTAAAAAAGGACATACTCTACCACAACCTTCCCAAAGGAAAGCAGAGGTGGACCAGGGAAGGAATGCCAAAAGGATTAAGTAGAGATAACGCCACAGATTATGTGGACTATATAGAAGAAGAGTTTAGACGTAGAAGAGATGGGCTTTGGTTTTTTAATAACGGAGTACCAACCTATATTACAGGCTCTCACTATATGTTTATTCAGTGGAGTAAGATAGATGTTGGATACCCTGATTACAGGGATGCTAACAGAACGTTCTTTATTTTTTGGGAAGCGTGTAAGCTAGATAAAAACTCTTATGGGATGTGTTTCCTCAAGAACAGGCGTAGTGGTTTTTCGTACATGGCTAGTAGTGAGATTGTAAATCAGGCTACTCAGACTTACGATAGTAACTTTGGTTTATTGTCTAAGACTGGTGCTGATGCTAAAATAATGTTTACGGATAAGGTTGTTCGTATATACAGAAACTACCCTTTCTTTTTTCAGCCTATACAGGATGGTTCTAGTAACCCTCGTGTAGAGTTAGCCTTTAGGGAGCCTGCTAAAAAGATTACTAAGAATCAAAAACATATCGAAGAGTCTGAAGCTTTAAACTCTACAATAGATTGGAGAAACACCGCAGACAACAGTTATGATGGTATGAAGCTCAAGCTTCTAATCCATGATGAAGCTGGAAAGTGGACGGGTCAAAATTCTATTAAGAAGAACTGGGGGGTTACACAGACCTGTCTACTTTTAGGTCGAAAGGTTGTTGGTAAGTGCATGATGGGTTCTACTGCGAATAAGCAGCAAGATGGTGGTGCTGAGTTTAAAGATATATTCTACGACTCTAATACTGACGATAAAGATCTTAACGGCAGGACTAAAAGCGGTTTGTACAAACTGTTTATACCTGCGTACGATAACTTAGAAGGCTTTATAGACGAGTATGGCTACTCTGTTATAGAAACCCCCAAGAAGCCAATTATGGGTATTGACGAGATGCTTGTAGACATTGGGGCTAAAGATTATATTCAGAACAGAAGAGACGCTTTAAAGAACGATACTACAGCTTTATCTGAATTTAAACGTCAGTTTCCATTTACTGTAGAAGAATCCTTTAGAAATGACACACAAAGTTGTATCTTTGACGTAGAAAGAATCTATCAACAGATGGATTACAACGAGGTTAATAACGCAACGACGACTAGGGGAGAGTTTGTTTGGAGGAATGGGAAGCAAGATGAAGAGGTTATTTGGATACCTCATAGAAAAGGTAAGTGGGAGATTAGTTGGGTTCCAGAACATCAAGATCAAAACAATATCTCTAGTAGGTACGGTAAAAGATTTCCTGGAAGGTCAGATGTCTTGGTGGCAGGCTGTGACCCTTATGACCATGACACCACTACTGATGGCAGGAGATCTGATGCTTCTGCTCATGTTTTTCACAAATTTAGCATGGCAAGTGATGCGTCTATGCAGTTTGTATGTGAGTATATTAATAGACCGCCTAAAGCGGAAATATTTTACGAAGACATGATTAAGATGTGTGTCTTTTATGGTTGCCAGATATTAGTGGAGAATAACAAAGTAGGTATATTAAAGTACTTTGAGAATAGAGGATACTACGAGTATCTTATGGATAGACCAGACATGACGCATACAGACTGGAGTAGAGGTAAGCAAAAGACAAAGGGTATACCTGGATCTGGTGCTGCTGTAATTAACGCTCAAGCAGAAGCTATAGCTACGTATATATACGATCACGTTGGTCAAAATGAAAATACTGGTGAGATGGGAAGGTGTTATTTTAACGTCTTACTTGATGACTGGAGTAGATTTGAAATAGATAACAGAACAAAATACGATGCTAGTATATCGTCCTCGTTGGCTTTACTAGCTTCACAGAAGTACATAAAACCTAAAAAAGAATTAAAAATATCGTCTCCTTTAGTTAAAAGGTACAATAACAAAGGGATGTCTAGTAAAAAATTAAGGGCATGATTTACAATAATAGTAAGGAAGAGTTAAACGGCTATCCTTCACCTCTATCTACTAACGAAGAAAAAGCTTCTAATGGCTACGGTCTTAATTACTTTAAGGCTATGTACTACGAGTGGAAAAACAACGGAGACGTATATTTTAGAGATACTAAAATGAGGTACTCCCGTAATAGGAGTTACGCTGAAGGTAATCAAGATATAGGTAAGTACAAAGACTTGCTTGACGTTCAAGGGGATTCCTCTTACCTTAACATAGACTGGACACCTGTATCTATTATTCCTAAGTTTGTTGACGTTATTATTAACGGTATGGTAAACCAAGAGTACGATGTTAAAGCTAAGTCTATAGACCCTATAGCTGCAGCAGAAAGACTTGACAAGAAAAAGAAGATGTTTGCTGACATGATCAACAAAGACTTCTTGGAGGATATGGAAGATCAGACAGGTGTACCTATGACTTCTAAAGGTTTTGTAGCTGAAAACCCTGAAGAGATTGAAATGTTTATGGCCCTTAACTATAAACAAAACGTAGAGATTGCTTTAGAGAAAGCTATTGAGTACACTCTTGATGTAAACGACTACGACGAACTTAAGCGTTATATGATACGTGACCTTGTAGTTTTAGGTATATGTGCCGCTAAAACAGAGCTATCTAAAACAGAGGGTGTAAAGATTCGACACGTAGACCCTTCTAATCTTATTACTTCTTTTTCTGCAAAGCCTGACTTTAAAAACATACGTCACGCTGGAGAGATTTACTCTATTACTATTGCTGATCTTAAACAACAAGCAGGAGACGAGTTTAGTGAGGAAGAGTACATATCTATAGCTAAACAATACGCAGGAAAAAATAACAACCCTATTAATTATAGCACTACAGCGTTTTATGATAACGGCAGCGAGACTTACGATTACGATAAGTTTAGCGTTAACATATTGGACGCTGAGTTTATTACTTCTCACTCCTTAAATTATGAGAAGAAAGAAAATAAACATGGAGGATACTCTGTAAACAAGAAAGGGCCTAAGTACAAGGCTCCGAAAAAGTCAAAGACTAAAAGAGAAGATCTGGGGTCTACTGTAAAGGTTATATATAAAGGTAAGTACATTATAGATACAGACTACATCTTTAACTACGGGTTAATGAAGGATATGCCTAGACCTAAGTCTAACCTTTCAGAAACTAGACTTTCGTATATAGTTTACCAGCCAAACTTATACAAAATGAAGTCTAAGTCTTTGGTAGATCGTATGATTCCTTTTGCTGACCAGATACAGTTAGCTCACCTTAAGATTCAGCAGGTACTTGCTAAGGCTAGGCCAAAAGGTGCTGCGTTTGAGGTTGGCTCTTTAGAGAACGTATCTAAAGGAGATGGTGGTACTTTTACTCCTATGGAGCTTCAGGAGATTTACGATCAAACTGGTAACATTTACTATCGAAGGATAGATGATGAAGGCCAGATGACTGGAGCTATGCCTATACAGGAGTTAGAGAATGGTATTGGTAGAGACTTCGGTACTCTTATTAACGTGTATCAGCATAACTTACAGATGCTTCGTGACGTTACAGGTGTCAACGAGGCTAGAGACGCTTCACAACCGTCTAGCGAAGCTTTGGTGGGTGTACAGAAGTTAGCACTGCTAGCGTCTAACAACGCCACTAGAGATATTAATGACGCTTACCTTAACGTAACAAAAAGAGTATCTCAAAGCATTACTGTTCGTATGCAGGATTTGGTAAACTTTAAAGGTCTTCATGGTATGTACACCAACGTTATTGGTGAGACTTCTATGCACAGTATAGATATGATGAAGAAACTTTCTGTCCACGAGTTTGGTATTACTTTAGATGTAGCACCTAGCGAGGAGGAAAAGCAAATGATGGAACAGAACATACAGGTTTCGTTAGCTCAGAAAGAACTAAGGCTAGAGGATGCTATTATGATTCGGTCTATTAGAAATATTAAGATGGCTAATCAGATGCTTATCCTTAGAAGGACTAAGTACCAGAAAGATCAGCAAGCTCAAGCACAGCAGGCTTCAGAACAAAACGCTATGCTACAGCAACAGTCAGCACAACAAGCAGCACAACTTAAGCAGCAGGAGTTGCAGACTGAGATGCAAATCGAGCAGGCTAAAGCTCAGGCTAAGGTTCAGGCAGATATGCAGCTTAAACAGTTAGAGTATCAGCTTAAAGAACAGTTCGAGCAATCACAGCACGAAAGAAGGCTTAGAGAGATAGAGCTATCCAACCTTGGTAAGGAAGGTCAGGCGTCTATTCAAGGCTCTGTAAGAAAAGATGTTCAACAACAGTCTGCTATGAATCAGTCTCAGATGATAGAGCAAAGACAAGGTAAAAGAGGTCCTTTAGGTCAAGAGCAGCAAGAAGTAGAAGAATAATATTGCGATTGTAAATAAAATCGTTATATTTGCGAAATAACAGGTAAATTTAATTAACATGGATATAAGAGAACAATTAGTACAGAAATTTGGGGGAGAGGTTCAACAGGACCAACCTCAGCAAAATATTGTTGACTTAACTGGTGATGAAAACCAAGCAGTTGAGACAACAGAAAATACAACTCAGGAAGAACCTGGTGTTGTAGACTTAACAGGAGAGAGTTCTTTAAATACTGAGGAACCCAATGTTGACGAACCTCAAGGTAGTCAGCAGGAGGAGGGAGAGGAAATCAGTGATGACGAAGTTGTCTTACAATACCTTAGCGAGAAGCTTGGGCGAGACCTTTCATCATTTGATGATCTTAACACCCCTGGAGCAGAAACAGAAAGTAGTGACTTCGCTAGCGAGCAGCTTCGAGTTATTAACGACTATGTTAAAAACACAGGGCGTACAGTTCAAGATTACCTAAACACTCAATCTGTTGATTTGTCTGACGTGTCTGACGACGCTGTAATAAAGGAGTATCTACGTGTAGAGAATCCAAATTTGACTGAAGCTGAGTTAAATGATTATGTTACAGCTACTTACAAAACAGACTCTGAAGAGTATACTGCGAGAGATGTTAACGCTGGTAAGGTTCAGCTTAATAAGGACGCTAGAACTGCTAGAGACTATTTTAACAAAGTGAAAGAGGATTACGCTACACCTTTAGAGGCTAGTGATCCTGGAGTATCTGCTGAAGAAAGGGTTGAGTGGATTAACGAGATGGAGTCTACGGTTAGTGACTTAGATGGGTTATCCTTTTCTATGAACGACCAAGGCGAAGAGTACATTTACAATCTAGACGACGATGCTCGTCAAGAGATTAAAACGTACAACTCTGATCTAGAAAACTTTTTCGACAAGTATGTAGACCAAGGCGGTAGCTGGAATTTTGATAAACTTAATACGGATATGTACATCCTAAATAACATCGACAAGATTGTTAGAGGAGTTGCTAATCAGTATAAGAGCAAAGGAACAGAAAGCGTAATTAATGAGATTAAGAACCCGTCGTTTACACAAGATAAGCAAGCGACGAATCAGAAACAAGAGTCAACTCTCGATATGTTAAGAAGACAAATTCTTGGTTAGAAATTAATTATTTATTTTAAAAACATAAAAAAATGGCAACAGTAAATGTAGCTGCAGGAATAGGTGTAACACCTTCAAATGTAGCGGTTGCGTCAACATCAAATTATATCGGTAGTGACGTTTTGTTAGCATCTTCAGTAGGAACTGCAGCAAACGTACCTTTACATAAACGTGATGTAGATGAACAACTAATTAAAAGATACGGTGATCAAGGTATTACTGGATTAATGGAACTTTTAGGTTCTAAAAAAGAAACAACATCAGACACTTTTGAGCACTATGAAGAAACTCATCTTCATAATACTTTTACGGCTGTTATTACTACAGGTGTATTAACTATAGACACTAGCTCTTTAGATTCTGGATCTAATGATGGTAACCCAGCACTTCGTGCAGGAGACTTGATTTTAGGTGCTTCGGGTGCTACTTACTATGTTCAAGCAGTTTCTACTGTAGATACATTTGTACTTAAGCAAGTAGCTGACGGTGCTTTAGCTGTAGCTGATGCAGATACAAAATTCTCTATTATTGGGAATATTTATGCTGAACAAACAGGACAACCAAAAGGTTTAACTCCTCGTGTTCACCAATACCAAAACAATACTCAAATTATTAAGGAGTCATTTACCGTTTCAGGTTCTGAAGCAACTAATGCTGTTTACGTAAAGGTTAACTCTCCTGAGTTTGGGTCTGGTTACTTATGGTACTTACAAGGTGAGGCTGATACTTACCAACGTTTCTTAGACTACTCTGAGCTTGCAATGATTGTAGGTGACCCTGGTGATGGTACGTTAACTGATGCTGCGACTGACGCTGCAGGTAATGCTCTTAAGCCAACTGAAGGTCTATTAAAGTTTATCGAAAACAAAGGTCAAAATATGGATCTTGGTTCTTCTGCAATTACAATGGCTGACTTTGACGCTGCTGTTAAGTCTTTAGACAAGTTTAGAGGATCAAAAGAAATGGCTCTTTACGCAGGTATTGATCTTTCTTTAGATATTGACGACCTATTAGCTTCTCAAGGTGCTTACGCAGCAGGTGGTGCTAACTATGGTACTTTCGCTAACAACAAAGATATGGCGTTGAATTTAGGATTTAACTCTTTCTCTCGTGGTGGTTACACTTTCCACAAGAAGACTTATGACCTATTTAACCGTCCTGATTTGTTAGGAGCTACTGGCTTCAAATACAATGGTTTCGGTATGTGTATTCCTATGGATTCGCAAAAAGATGCTAAGTCTGGTGAGAAGATTCCTTCGCTTCGTATGAGATACAAAGCAGCTAACGGATACTCTCGTGAGATGGAGCACTGGTTGACAGGTTCTGCAGTTCTACAAAACAAAACTAACGAAACAGATGAGTTACGTTGTAACTACAGAACTGAACGTGGTTTTGAAGGATTTGCTCCTAACCGTTTCTTATTGTTCAAGAAATCATAATTATTAATATATAAAAACATAAGAAAATGGAAAAGTATTTTTACGTAAGACAAGACTCTACATTAGCAAATGATGATGACGAGACTGCTGGATCAACAGTATTCAAAGTTTCTGACCTAATTAGTATGGGTTCTGCCTCTGACACTGCTTTAGCTTTACGATTTAAACCTCGTTTTAACGCTTTTAGTGGTGGAGAAGGTGCTAATGTTGATTATAAAACAGACTCTGTTACATTAACAGTTGCAACTAATAATCAAAAAGCTGTTATAGAAGCAATATGTGCTGCTATAGCTGTTCCACAAATTGCTGGTTCACCAAACTTGATTAATTTGTATGATGCAGTTAATGCGACTACTGATATTACAGGAGTTTCTGGAGCTTCAGTAGCTCTTGCAGCAGCTCAAGCTTAATAAGGAACTATTAGCTATATTACTGGAGGGGAGAAATCCCCTCCTTTTATAACTTTAATTTAATTTTAGACAATTATTATGACTACGAAAAACAAAAGGAAGGCTGTAGTGCCTCCATCAACTAGTAAGGTAGAAGCTAAGGCTCCCTTAACAGAAAAAAAGTTTGTACCTCAGTTTACAAACAAAGGACAAGAGTATAAGGCTTCTGTTTATATTTTAGCAACTAATGCTAAAAACCCAAGAACTAAAATGCCTCAATATCCTGTAGTTTCCTTATTAAAGGCTGAGGACATTATATTTGATCCTGAAACAGGGGAAAATAAAAAAATTAGATACGTTCCTGGAGAGTCATCTATATTTGCTGACGATCAACCAGAGGGTGTTAGAATGAGAGAACCTATTGCTTTTAATAATGGTTTTCTTTTTGTAGATCACACAAACCCTACACTTAAAAAATACTTAGACACTTGTAACGCTAACGGTAGTAATCCACATAGGATTAAGTCTAAATCTATAACATTTAAAGAAAAGGATAGCGAAAAAGATGCTCAACAAAAAATAGCTAAGGTGGCCGATGTTATGGACGCTGTGCAAAGTGCTCTTAAAATGCCTTTAAATGAGCTTATAGGGTACGCTAAAGTGTTAGGTATTAAGACTGATAAGAGTGTTGATGAGATTCGCTGGGATATGAAGGTTCAGGCAGAAAAAAATCCTACCGCTTTCTTAGCAGGAATGAACGACCCACGAACAGAAATGAAGCAGTTGTTGCTTATGGCTCAAGAGTCAAGTATCATTTCTATGAAGAAAACAGGGATTACTTGGGTGTCTTCAGGGAACACTATTTGTGTACCTGCAATTGGAGTTAAACCTATCGACAGGATGGTAGACTTCTGCTCTGAAGGAGAAGGAGAACAGATCTATGCTGAGATAGAGAGAAGACTTCAAGCTCTTAATGGATAATGACTTAATGTAATATATGTAATTAAAGGGGGCTTTGTGCTCCCTTTTTTTTTATATACCAATTTATTTTGTATTTTTGCTATTGAATAAATATCACTATAATGACAATTGATGAAATATATAGACTCGTGCAAGCCTTTGCTAGCAAGGATCAGAGGGGTTTTATAACTCCTTCTGAGTTTAACTTGATGGCACAGCAAGCAGAGCTAGAACTATACAACGAGAGACTCCAGGTAGTTATGGAAGGCTCGCAGGCTAAAAAGATTGCAGGTTACTACAAGAAGGGTCTAACACCTGCTGTAGCAGAACAAGACATACTTACATTTTTATATAAAGGTGAAATTACTTTAACTAAAGGTGAAGGAGCTATTCTTTCTGACTATGTATGTCAATTATATGCCACCACTTACACTTTGTCGGTATTAAATTCAAAAACCCAAAAGTACGAAGATAAAACCTTTGCTTTACTGCAGCATGCCGTAGATGTAGTAACAACAAAAAATGTAGGACAAATACAAAGAAGTTCTTTAGTAAAACCTTCTCTTGATTTTCCAGTAGCTCTTTTGTCGTCAAATACTGGGTCTGTAAAGGTTTCTGTATTCCCAAACACTATAACTGAGGTTTCTTGCTACTACTACCTATACAATAATAAACCTACATGGAATTACGTTACTATAGCAGGAAAACCTGTTTACGACTCTTCTAACTCTGCAGCTTTTTTAATATCTAGTAGATGTCATGGAGAGCTAGTTATAAAGATACTAGGATACTTAGGAGTAAGTATAAGAGAGGCTGACTTAGTAAACTACGCTCAAGCTAAAGAGGTTGAACAAGATAAAGTATAATTATGAGTAAATATATTTCTATAAAAGATATAGTTAACGATCTTCAATTGATGATAGATGATACGTCTTATGATAAAGACGCTCACATTTATCAAATTAGAATGTTAGCACTTCAAGGGCTTAGGGAACTTACATTTGACGCAGAACAAAGGATTAAAGCTGTAGATAAAGTGGTGGACTCTAACTTATCCTTTGGAACCCCTAACGATTTAGTTGATATAAAAAGAATAGGGTTTTTAGATGATAAAAATGTTTTTCACCCTTTCTCTAACGACAATAATTTAAGTATTAACGGAGCATCTAAAGCTAACATTTTAAGGAGCTCTAGCGATGATGAAAATAATCCTTACTACCACACAGACTTAGGTAAAAAGTTTGGCGTAGGAGGAGGTCAAAACTCTTTAGGGTACTACAGACTTGATAGAGAAGATAACGCTATATTTTTCTCTTCTAACCTAAAAGGAAAAACAGTTTATTTAGAGTATATAGCTGACACAGCAACATCCACTAATCCAAAAATTCATGTTTTTTGTGAAGAAGCTTTAAGGTGTTATGTATACTATAAGTATATTCAGCGTAAGCGTGGCGTTCCTGCTAACGAGAAGCAGATAGCTAAAAGAGCCTACTACAACGAGAAAAGATTAGCTAGAGCTCGAATGATGAACTTTAGCAAAGAAGAGGCTATGCAAGTTTCTAGAAAAGCATTTAAACAATCTCCAAAGATTTAATAGATAATGGCAAAGGATAAAAGAGTATTTACGGGTGGGATGGATAAAGATTCTGATCCTCGTCTTATTAAAAATGGTGATTATCGACACGCAGAAAACATAAGAAATATAGCATCTTCTGATGGTACTTCTGGTTCTGTAGAGAATATAGAATCTACAATTAAAGTCCCTTACTCTTTTAAGGGCGAAGATGTTGATCAAATCATTGAAATTGACGAAGGAACAGCTTCTGTATTGCCTCAAAAATCTGTCTTTTATTCTCAGACCATTACTTTTGAGTTTAAAGGTAGAGAAGAAGATTGGGGCAGTAAAGAGAAAAACTCTTTTAGCATATACTCATATACTCCTGAAAAGGAATTAGAGCAGATAGGTCATCAGTGGTCTTCTAACGGTAGGCTTTCTTGGTCTCAAAATTCTTTTAAACCAACCCCTGAGCACCTTTGGGAGATGTTTAACGAAGAGACTGGTAAGATAAGTAAAAACATACCAATTTTAGATATAAATACTGGGGAGTGGGAAACAGCTCATTCTAAAGTTGACTTTTTAAGTTCTAGTTTTTTACGTGGGGGCAACAAGGTAACGGTAGAGATAATAGCTGATAAAAGAGGTGTTTCTTTTTTATTAGACTTTATAAGCCCTGGTTCTGATAGGTACTGGAGTCAAACTATAGAAGAGTTTCCCCCTTATGGTAAGATGAATTTAAAGGGTGGTCCTAACTCTGTAGTTTACGAAACGTTAGTTTTATCATCTCAGTCTAGTTTTAATTCAGAAGACACTAACAACCAAACGTTAGACGAGTTTATTGACGCTGAGGGAAATTCTTTCGAGAACAACACTCCAACACCTTTAGA